GGCAAATAATAAATGCTGTTTGCGATGTTATCATCTACCGTCTCAGTAGCATATCGCGAATTTAAAAATATTTGGATACTCTCAATATGTTCCATTATCAGTTATATTAAGCACATATTTTATTCTTTGCAAAAAGTTTCTAAATAGGTTGTGTGTCGTTTGCTTTTTAAATGTGTTGATTTATTTTTTAATGAATAACTGCCACCACACTCGCAGATATGTTTTTCGTTTATTTTGTCTTTATTGAGTTTATAGTATTCTTTTATTTGTTCATTATGAATTTGACGATATTCTTTTGCTTTTTCGCTAATTTCTTTTTTATTATTTTGATAGTAATTTTTTTGATGTTTATTTTTATATTCTTGTAGTTCTTCTTGTGTTTGATGTGATTTTATTGAATTCATATTAGCATCATATTCACGCCTCCAATACTCTTCGCGAATGCGCGACTGTATCATTTCATCACATTCATATTCTTCAATTGGCACCATTTCACAGTTGTCCCAACCTCCTTGTTCTCTAATTATTTGATATAGTTTGAAATCACTTGTTTTGCTGTCTTGTTTGTGATGCTTTTGTCTTTGCTTAAAATCTTTTGTGCTTCCAATGTAAATATAATCCGCAATGCTAATTCTATATATTATATACTTCATTTTTATATATATAATATACCTTTTATATCTTTAAATCATTTCAATTTTATTCTTTTTCTGTAATACTCAATGGATTAAAATTGCGATACAACTTATTCTCAATCGTGTCTACATCTAAATGCGAATACTCCTGACCAAATACATAATCATATATCTTCCTCGCATCATCTTCCTTCATCTGTAACAACTCCTGATTCACCGTATTCCACTCCTCGCGATTCTTCGGTTTAAAAATGGTCGCATACGTCGTCTGCTTTCTAAGCATCTTAGGGAAATACATATACGATTGTAGTGTAAAAATAAAGCAGGTATTCAAATGACGTGCCTTAATCAACATTGTATTAAGCAACTTCTGAACATCTTTCTCCTTAAGACTGCTGGCAAAATCATCAATCACTACACAATTATATTCCATCTCATCTTCCTCCTCATCATACTCTTCCTTTCTATCTTTAAGTTCTGAATGCAACTCTTCTAAACTATCCCTTGTTAATTCGTTATAAACTTTATCGTGTTTTTCAAACGGATGATTCTTTACTGACATAAAACTAATGGAAGGAGTGAATAAATAAAGATTGTGAAACTTCTTATGGTAAGAACCACCTTTTCTAAACTGGTTTAAAAGTAAACTTGTTTTACCACTACCTCCGCTACCAACTAACAAATAAATCATACCATTACGCCTAGATATACCATCAGGAATATCTTTCACGAATTTATCCATCTTCTCCTTGACAGGCTTTATGCTCTTAATCCCCTTGTTAACCTCTTCTGTAATTTCAACAATCGGCATTTTATAATACGACTATATTATTTTCTCATTTAATTAAGGAATATGACTGAAATTATTTTCTTTTGTTATATTATAATAATGTCTGACGATAATGATGACAGTTTGACCAAACCCAAGAAGGAGCGCTCTGACGCTCAGAAGGCAGCATATGAGAAGATGGTTGCCGCACGCGCCGCGAAAATGTCCGCCAAACCAGCGCCTCCACCCAAGGAGATAAAGATGACACCAGTTGAAAAGAAACTACGCCTCCAAGCAATCAAAGAGCAATTAGCAGGCAAAAAGGCGGAACCTGTGAGTGAAGATGAGAGCGAAGAAGTTGAGGAGCAAGTAGTAGCACCTCCCAAAAAGGAGAAAAAAGTAAAAATACCGGAAATACCAGAAGTAAAACCACCCAAACAAAAGAAAGAACCCAAGATTATTTATCAGTCTGCGTCTGAAGATTCTGAGAGCGAGGAAGAGGTGATTATTGTGAAAAAGAAAAAGAAGGATAAGAAAAAGAAAAAGACAATTATATATGAGGACTCAAGTAGCGAAGAGGAAGTAAAACCAGTTCGCAAAGAACGTGAAACCAAGACCCAACAAAACGCCAGTTCCAAATTCAAGGTCACTCCAAGTTTTGCCGAGAAACCCAAGGTTGTTTCTCCATATTACTTTGCGGATTAATATATATGAAAACTACTTAAAGAACCAATAATATATATACTTTATTTTAAAATATATATAATATAAAATGAGCGAATTGTCAAATATAAATGAAGTTCAAAAGCAAGCCAATAAATATGGTGTAGGCAAAGTGTTTCCATCATCAAGAAAAAATAAAAAATATATGGTTCAAAGTCCTAAGGATGGGATGATTCATTTTGGGTTGGCAGGCGCTGCTGACTTTACAGGTCATAAAAATGAAGACCGCCGCCAAAGGTTTAGACAGCGTAATAAGAAATGGGCCACTGCTGCACGCTGGTCTCCGGCGTGGTTAAGTTATTACCTTCTTTGGTGAATTATTTTTTCTTTATATATTAAATTCAAAATATAATATATATGTATTCCCTACTTAAAGAACCCAAGTGTGAAACGCACGTATGCCGCATTTGTGAGCTATATATTGAATCAACCCAGTTGCGAATTGTTAATGGACTTTGCTGCCATAAAAACTGCTACATTATGCTCAGGATAAAATTTCAAAAATATCAACTTTCGCTCTATGATGTGTAACGAATGATTTGTTTAATTAAGTCCGGATTTCATCGTAGGCTTGGTGGGTGGGTGAAAAATGGGTGAATGGGTGAAAAAGTTGGCGGTTTTCACAAACTATTTCTAAGGGGGTGATTCTTTATAGGAGTTTTTAAAATATTCACCCAAATTCACCCATTCACCCAAATATTAAGTATATATCAATTAAGAAGCTTCATTTTCCATTTTTTCAATATTCTTAAATCCAGTCCAAACACCTTGTATTCTTTCCTTCGGAGCCTTCTTTTTACAATCATAAGTAAATTGTATTCCCATTCTAAGTAACTCATCTTTTAATCGTATGACACCTTTATATTGCCCTACAATCTCATCTACAACTCTTTTTGATAATACTGCATCTTTATCAATCTCAAAGTGGGAATTAAAGAAATCATCAAAGTCATTATTTGATGCAACGCTTTCCTCCGTTTCTTGTTTCCATTCATCAGGATACTCACACATTTTAAAATCATTCTCATAGAATCGTTTTGAATAAGAATAAATAATATCCATCAAAGCAAATTTATATTGTGTTTGTAAAAGAACTCCAAAGTTAGTATCTTTTTTGAAATGACAATTTACATAATCATCTTCAGTATAATGATCCATAAATGAACTATTCATTTTCATTACTTTTAACCTTCTAGCAACACCTTTATCCGCATTAATTGAAATAGTATGCTGTGATACAACACACATTTTAAAATTAATATTCATATTAGAACTATTGCCATACATTACTTTATATTTGATTGTAGTTCCATCAGCAATTTGTTTGAACAGTTCGGCATCTTGTTTCTTTTTTGTTAATTCATTTACCCAACCAATTCTAGCACCTCGCCAAGTAGCAATTTCTTTGTGAATCGCATTATTACCCATTTCAAAAGCAGTATTTTCAATCTTCACAATGTAATTTGGAATTACTTCCATTAATGCCTCAAATATAACAGATTTTCCATTTGAAGCAGTTTGACCCAACATATACCAAAATTGCTGTAGACGTTGACTATCTCCAGTCATAGCATATCCTAAGTAGGATAAATAATAATCCAAATGTGCTTGATTCATATTACATATTTTTAATAACTCTTTTAAAACAATGGTTCTGTCTGTTTCAGTTGATACTTCATAATTGTAAGGAATAGTTTTTGTAATATAATCCGATCCAAAAATACCCTCGCGAAAATACAAACTTTTCAGATCCAAAATTCCGTTTTTATATGCGATCTGATATTTTAAAACATCAAGTTTTGTTTCAAACTCATTATCAGTTAATTGCGGTCTCAAATTCTTCATTAGTTGGTTCATATATCCAGAACCATTAACAAGTGTATAACAATTAAACCAAGTTTTTTC